GACAAGCGCCGTGGGCACATTAACGCCGGCCCATTTAGAAATAAAGATAAACACACTGGTTTAGGCTATGGTATCTTAACACCGGGTCAACATCAGTTTGTAATGGACGACGGTGAGGGTTTTAAGAACGGCCAAATACGTTTGCGTACTGCCTCGGGTAATACGTTTATCATGGACAACGACGAAGGCTTCATTTACTTTATCAACGCAACAGGCAATGCTTGGATGCAACTTGATAAAGAAGGTAACGTCGACGTTTATGCAGGCGGATCCTTTAGCGTAAATGCTGAAGATAGTATCAACCTTCGTGCTGGCAATAGCATTAACTTAGATGCTGGCGCAAATTTAAATGCTGGCGCCGCAAAAAATGTTGAAATAGAAGCATGTGAAGTGTTTAATGCAACTGGTACAACTGGTATGAAGTTAAGCACAAATCAGAACATGAACATTTTAGCCGACAGTCAGTTTAAAATGACTGGTCAACGCATTGACTTAAATGGCCCTCCGGCAGATCGTGCAACGCTACCCAGCCAAAATAGTTTAGTAACAAACTCGTCGGTTGGTAAAAGTATTGCAGGTCGCGTACCCGAAGCCGAGCCGTATGGTGGCCACGTTTCTAAGGGCGGTGAGCAACCTACAGTAGTCCCAGGTGCCGCCCCAATTGACGATCCTGTTATTACGCCAGCACCAGAAAGCTATGAAGACAAGCCAGCACCAGAAGACACTGATGCTATTGCTTGCGTTCCTGAACCAACAAAAAGCAAATTAAGCGATGAAGGGTTTAAGGTTTTAAAAAGTCGCGAAGCATATTGCGGTATTATGTATAGCGACTACCAAGGGTATAGTATTGGATATGGTATCCGTTTAGACATTTTTGGGCCTGGCGGTGGCGGCAAAATTGACGAAAACTTAAAGAAGGCGTTGTTAGCTGGACCAAGCGAACCAGAAGCACGGTTGGCCAGTCGTCAGATTATTGATCGTGAAAATACTCCTCGAGTTATGCGAGCACTTGAAAAAGCTAAAGCAGGCGCAGGCAAAGAAGTCTGTATTACACAATCTCAAATTGATGCATTGATTATGGCTTCATATAGCAGTCCAGCAAGTGCCGACAAAATGGCACAAGATTTAGTTCAAGCAGGTGCGGCAACCGCCGACGGCAAGCCAACTAATGCAGATATTGCTAGAATTTGGGCAAACTCTCCATATAATAACAGTAGCAAAGTTCGCAACAGTGATGCAAAGTATGCTATGACTGGAAAACCGAATGCTGATACACGAGTAATGGAACCAGAGCAGTTACGAGCAGAAGGAATTAAGCGAGATTTAGCCCGCTTGAAGAGCAATAAAGTTCAACTTCCAGATACAGCAGGGTGGCGTACCCCATATGGCAATGGTGGCCAAACAGGAACACGAGTTGAAAATACTTACGGAAAGCCAACTCCACAACACTTAGCACAATGGGAAAGAAGTTACTATCTAAACACCGGAAACGTGCCATACGGCAGCAACTTGACCGTTGAACAACTACGTGACAAGTATGGTTCTCCGCACATAGGCGGCAATTTCCCTCCAAGTGTGCCGACGGCAACCTAAAGATAAAACCCAGCTTAATAAAACTTGGTAAATAGGTGTATGCCAAGTTACACTTCAAAATTCCGCGGGTATAGCTCAATTGGGACTAATTTTTTAAATCCAGTCCTGTATGACCTTGCCCTTGCGAAACAAGATTTACTAAACCACTTTAACACTCGCAAAGGCGAGCGCATTATGATGCCGGAATTTGGCAGCATCGTGTGGGATATGCTTTTTGAACCATTGGACGATTACACGATTAATTTAATTGACACTGATGTGCGTTCAATTATTAAAAACGATCCACGTTGGTTGTTACAAAGTGTAGCTATTAGCGAAGGGCCAAATGCACTTAACATTGAAGTTACAGTGACATACTTGCCATCAGACGAAACAGTAGTACTACCATTGGTATACGATAAAGGAACGAATACATTATGAGCCAGACACGACGCCTAGGACAGTTAAACGCCGCCGAGAGTTGGCTTAATAATTATCGTTATCTAGCAAATGCAGATTTCAAAGCGTATGATTTTGAAAGTCTACGTACTGCTTTATTAGATCACATTCAGTTAAATTATCCCGAAGATTTTAACGACTTTATTAACTCTAGCGAGTATGTTGCACTCGTTGACTTGATGGCTTTTATGGGCCAGAACTTGTCTTTCCGTGCAGATTTAAATCTTCGCGAAACATTTTTAGAAACAGCAGAAGTTCGTGGCAATGTGTTAAGTATTGCTCGCCAACTTGGATACAAGCCATTTCGTAACGGTGCTGCCAATGGATTCTTAAAGATTACATCGGTTACAACAACACAAGAAATATATGACAGCAAAGGCACAAACTTAGCTGGTAAAACTATTGTATGGGCAGATCCGTTAAACTTAGACTTTAATGAACAGTTTTCGTTGATTTTAAATCAAGCGTTAAACAAGTCTAACCCAATCGGCCGCCCTGTAAGTTCTCTTTCTTCAAATGGTATCACTCGACAAATTTACGAACTTGACCAGCCAGATACACGAACAATGGTTGAAGCATTTTCATTAACAGCAAGAAATAACAATAGCTATCCTTGTGAGTTAGTTCCAGTAACAATTGACACAACTACAGAGCTTGCTAAAGAAAACACACCAAATCCTTACGGTCGCCAGACTATATTGTTCAACAACGACGGCTCGGGTTATGGCTCAAGTAGCAACGGCTGGTTCTTTATGTTTAAGCAAGGTACTTTAAAGTTTGAAGACTTTATCTTAAACACTCGTGTTGAAAATCGCGTAATTGATTTGCAAGGTAACAACATCAACGAAACCGACATTTGGGTGCAGAGCATCGACTCACAAGGACAGATTTTAGAACAATGGACTCCTGTACCAAATACAAACAATAAAAACATTGTATTCAATGCAGTGGCCAAAGATGTGCGAAAAGTATACGAAGTAATTACTCGCGAAAACGATTCTGTATCGCTAAAATTTGGTGACGATATTTTTGCTGACATCCCTACAGGTAATATCCGTGTATGGTATCGTGAAAGTGCAAATGAAACATTAACAATCTCTCCTAACGATGTAGCAGGTCTAGAAATGTCATTGCGTTTTGTTGACGGCACATCAACAGAGCAAGATTTAACAATTACACTTGAATTATCTACTCCAGCATCAAGCACCGCAGGCGAAACATTAGAGCAAATTAAAAATCGTGCAAGCCGCACAAGTGCAAGTCAAGACCGCATGATCACTGCTTCTGACTATAATATCTATCCAGAAGGTAAAGTAAGCGGTGTCGACAAAATTAAAGCAGTCAATAGAACACATGCTGGCCAAAGTGTATATGCCGACTTGTCTGACCCAACTGGTACATATCGTCCTGTTATTACATTTGCCGATGATGGCTATATCTACGAAACTGAAGTAGTCACATCTACTACAAAGGATTCGCTATCGGGTCCACAAGAAGTTTTATCTTGGATTGAAAATGGTTTATTGAACAGACACTTGCATCAGTTATACTATAAAAAGTACACACCTGTTGTACCAAACACCGGCGTTAATGTTAAGTGGATAACAGTAAGTTCTGGCAATGCAACTACCACTGGCCACTTTGCAATAAGCGACAGCACAGGACCTTTACGCATTGGTAGAGGAAACCCAGACATCAAATATAGAACCATTGGCAAGAACAGTTTGGTAAAAACCATTGGTGGCAAGTGGAGCCGTGTGTTAGATGTATATCGCGAAGGTCTTGGCGTAAGCGATAACGACGGCAACAATACTGGCTTGCGTGCTAATGGCCAGGGCGCAGTCTTCTTGAATTCTATTTTAGGATCTACAAACGTAGAAGCCTGGTTCCCAGCATTGCGAACAATTTTTACGCCAACTGAGCAACGTGAAATTCTTGCTGAAATTCGTGCGGCCCGTAGCTTCGGTTTAAAGTATGTAAACACATCAACACAACCAGATCGCTGGAAAATTATTCCAGTAGACGAAGTTGTAGCAACAGGCGATCTTGTACCGCCAACCGAACAAAATTCAAATTCAGGATTAAGTTGGTTAGTGCGCTTAGATTACGACACAACCACTGCCGCTTGGACATTGTTTACACGCAACGACCAAACTGTATTTGGCAGCGTTGACCAGTTGACGTTCCATAATCAACGTTTTGGTCAATCAATTGACTCGTCATCAAAGCGTGTACTCAAAGATACTATTAAGTTTTTAACACAAAACGGATTAGACTCTGAACTATCACTTGATGTCAATGATTACTTTAAGTTAGATGATGGTCGCTTTGATTCGACTCGTGTAATGTTATTATTACCAGGTTTAAACGAAAACTTAGCACCAAACGATCCAGATGTGATTAGTAAACTTATTACTGGCAACGTTAATTTCGAACGTGTGCCATTTGTTGACACCAATGGACAATATACATTAAAACCAAGTGTATCTGGCGGTGTTCTATTGCCTGGTAGAAAAGATTTAAAAGTGCAAAATACCCATGTTCCTTTGAGAGATAACAGGGTTGATGCATCTACAACAAACATTGTTGATATGTATGTGCTAACATCAAACTATAATGATGCTTATCGTGCTTGGATTAATAGTGGCGGCAATGAAGCTACTAAGCCATTGCCATTAACTTCATATGGTTTAGAAAAACTAATGAGCTCTATTGTTCCTTATAAGAG